CCATTCTCCCAATACTTAAAAAAAGCTTTTATCTTCTGTTCAAACTCTTTATCTTTATTCTGAATCTCTTTCTGGAGTTTCTCTATTTCTGTCATAAGTTCTTGATTATGTTTTGCTATTGGTTCAAAATCATCTATTTTCTCTTTCAACTCTTGGACTTCTTGCTCTTTTTCTTTTAAGCCATATAAATATCCTTTTCTTTGATTGATAAATCCTAATCTTGATTTAGGTAAATTATTGTTATGTTCAAATTCATATTCTAATGAATTTATTTCCTTGTCAATTTGTTCTAAACTTAAACTTATTTTTTCATCAGGCATTGTTAATCACTTCTCTTTATTAATATTATAATCATTTCTAATGTGTTTTATCGTTTGTAAAACACAAGTAAAGTCTTCTTGTCTTTCTATTCTTTCAAGAATATTTTGGACTTCTTGCTCTGAATAAACGGTTTCTTTATGTGGTTTCATGTTTACACAACCGCAATTATAACAAAAATACTCTGATTCATTATGAGGCATAGGTCTTATGTCTTGCTCTTCACAACAATTTTGAAAAGTATTTATTATTTTAGGCATTGTTAATCATTCCTCTTGGTGTCTTTCGTTAAATCTTTGTCTGCAGTATTCTTCGTACTCCATCTGTCTCTCTTCTATGAAATCATCCCGTATGTATTGGTCATGGTCTGAGAGCCAATCAAGATAAAGGTCGTCTTCTCCGTCTTCATTCATTCTTATCACCTAGTAACTCTGGATTTTCATAGATGTTCCCTATTACTTCAACCTCTGTTTTCCAAATCCATTTTCCTTCCTTAAATTCATTATCAGCGATTGTACAAGTTAAGAAAAAATCTTTTCTTTGTTCATTTGTTGGATTTTTATATTTCCAAATAGCAGACCAACCATAACAAGGATAAAAAATTATTTTACCAATAAGGTCTTTGTTTCTCGTCCTTTCTACAATATCTCCCTCATAGATTTCTTTTCCATTCTTATCTTTCAGACCAGTGTACTGCATCAAAATAAAATCGTCATATTCCATTGATGATAATGCAAATAAAACTTTTGAAAAATCATAGAATAGTTTATTTATCCGCTTATCCCAAGCTCTGAATTTTATCTCTCTCATATTTATCACCTATTTAAAAAATCCGCTTAAGTACAATAACACAGTTAGTATCACTGCCGATATGATTGTATCTAGGGCGTTATTTGGCTTTTGGGGTTGACCATGCGTTGCTATGGAAGCACCAAGACCTATGGCGTACCAAAATAATATTATATAACTGTATATATTCATATTTATCACCTATAATGTTCTTTAATAAATTCTTCTATATCTTGAATCTCTGTACCGTAATAATGCCATTTGTTTTTCTTTCTTAATGGGTGTCTTAGTCTGTCTATTACCCTTTGTTTACTTAATTCTATATCTTCGTCTGAAGGGGCATAATCTAAATGCCAAGTATAAGGCAAATAATAATCTACGTTATTTCGTTTATCTATCTCTTGTTTAATTATCTTCTGCCTATGTTTAATAAATAAATATCTATCTCTAAAGAAAGACATGTGACCCTTCCCTAGAGTATATTTCTCAGGTATAAACCCAACAGGGTACTTACGAATAAAAGTCAAGAGCATTTCTAGTTCTACTCTTTCAGCATAAAGATGCTCGTCTGTTAGTATTCTTGGTGGGACTAGATTTACTCTTACCATTATTCATCATTCCAACACTTACAATCAGGGTCTTCACTTCCACAGTACTTACAAAAAGAAGAAATAACTTCTAGTCTTTCTGCGTCTGTTAGTTTCCTCATCTCGTATATTATCTGAAACTTATTCATTTTAATCCTTACAGAATAATATTGCTGTATATATAAGCTTTTCGCTTATTCCTTCCTCTTTATCTCCGTTTTCATATTCATGTAGGTATTTCTCTCTCAGTACTGTAATATGTGTTTGTGTAGCGAAGACATTATTAACTTTATTCAGCCTGTCTAATTCTGCCTTAAAAAGATTAATATCATCTTTTTGTATTATTAAATGTTTAGTCATAGTGAGATACTCCGCAAATAGCACAAGTCATATTACCTTGTTCATCCACCGATTCATCAGTCCATAGGTGTTTACATTTATTCATTCTCCTTATCTCCTTATTATTACTCATTGGTAACAATATGTAAGTATAATTACTTTAATGCCTTTGTCGGAATTATCCCGACAACTTCTTTATAAATAACTATGTATTATCACTAAAATATCTTGTCGGTATTTTCCCGACAAAAATTTTCACAATATACATAAAATGTATACTGGCTCTGAATTTCTGCTGCTATAATAAAGATGTAATATATGTTAATATAATAAAGACCTATAATACACCTTATAAATAATATATGTTAATATATGTGCATATATAGGTGTATATAGGTAGTGTCGGGATTATGCCGAATATTACTTTAATTTCTTTTTTACTTCCTGTAAGATATATTTTTGTGGCTCTTTTCTCCAACCATCTTCTTTTAACAAGGCTACTATATGACTAATTGTTGTATTAATTCTACATTCCTCTATATTTGGATACATCTTTTTTAAATCTTCAAATTCCATATTTATCACCTATACATCTCTTTTATCCCTGTAAACATCAATATCAAACAACTGTCTACACTTAGGACAAGCAAAAACAGTATCGTACTCATCTTGGTACTGATATATGCTGCATTTACAATCTGGACAATTCACCATTTTATTCACCTACCAGCTACTTCTATAATAAAAATCGTAGCTATCACTAAGCTCGAGAGCTTTTTTAAGTATTTCTATTGTACTCTTAATGTCCTGAAGGTAAAACTCATCATAATCCGTACTACCAAAAAAGAAACCAGACTGACAAGGAAGCAGTCTCTTTGATATAGCTTTGTATCTATTCCCCTTAGACACTATTTGTTCACAAATACCTAAAAGTTCTTTCAGTTTATCCCTTGAAACTTCTGTTTCTTGGCACTCATCTACACCATCCTGACAGTTATCTACAAACCATTTATGTATAGCGTTAGCTTTTCTCCAGTACCCTACTTCAAGAGTTATTTCCTTTACTTGATAATCTTTGTTATCAGGCAGGAGTTCCTTGAATTTAGGAGTCAGCTTATCTCTTTCTTCCGACCAAAAAAATCTTTTTGCATACAAATACATATCTAGTCCCATTTTATTCACCTTTTCGTTTAACATAGTTTAAAGCCTTAAATTTGAATCTTTATTAAAAGTAATACGATTCCACTAGGAAAGTATTATCTTTCAAATTTGAGCCTAAAAACAGCCTTAAAATTGATTTTAATCCCTTACCTCAATTACTTTAGTACTTATTCCTTGCATTTCTAGTCTTGTCATCTCTTTTGACATCTCGAAGTAATCCTCGTATTCCCCGAATTCTAGGTATAGTTTATACTTCATTCTTTTACCTCTCTCCAACCGTACTGTTTAGTGTTACATTGAGAGCACCAGTAAAAGAGGAAGGGCTCTAATTTTCGAATTTCTTTTGTCTCCAAAACTTCATTAGTTGCCTTATCATAAATTTCTATTTTCATTTTAATCACCTTTCACGTTTAAGGGCTCGTCGAGTATCACTTGAGACTGGGTGACCCCTAAAATATTACTTATTTCTTGTTGTACCCCTTCCATTGTTATGATTTCATCATCATAAACAATATCTATATTAATTACTCTTTTCATTATAGCCACCTCAGGACTTTAAAATAGTCCTTGTCTGCATCTCTGAAATCCTTTAAGTACACTTTTAGTACTTCATTGTGCTCATTATTCTTTTTATTCATATCAAGAGTACTACAAGATACCTTGATATCATTGATGACTTCGTTTATAATATGCATGTGCTCTGATGGAGATAAAGTACATCTGTACTTTTTGTATTTAGCTATACTTATCTCTTGCTCTTTTCTCACAATATCCTTTATAACGTCTTGTATTATAAGATTATTATCTTGGGCATATCTCCTTAATCTCAATGAAGCTTTAAGTATACACGAGTAATACTCTTGAATACAAGTGATAAAAGATATAATCTCGTACATGCTTAAGAACGTTTTCTTGTAGTACCTGGATATCTCAGTGTAGATATTATGCTCTATTAAGTACTTATCAGTACTCCTAGTAAGATACTTTTCATCTATATCTTTGTTGCTTAAGTCACTTCTCATTTTTCACCTCTGACAAAAGCCTTACAGTAGCCTTAATAGCGCTAAATTGTGCTTCGACATATCTTTTTAACTCGTCGGAGTCTGACTCCTGGAACTCTATCTCGAAACTATCGTATCTTTCTGAAAATATCATTTTATCACCTAATCAATAAGCTCTCCTTTATTATTTTTTGCTTTTATGATGTACTCTGATACTTCATCAGTAGAAAGCCATCCTTTTGTTATTTCCTTAAGTAAGTACTCCCCTCGTTTATCCCAGATACATATCTCAGCGGTTTTTGATTCTGCGAAAGGCTTTACACCATCTCGGTTATCGCAGTAATTATTATTCCCGAACTGTACGGAAATTGTAACACCATTTTCAAAAGTCATGTGAAAGCCTTTAGCTAGTTCCGACCCAGTTATCCCTTTTGTTATCTTGAACATTTTTATCACCTATTCCTTTAAATCTAAAAAAGAGTACCCAAAAGAGAACGGTTTCTCCGATACTTTAATATAAACCGTATAAGCCTTTAAGTACCTCTTTAAATCTTGTCTTGTCATCCCTGCTTTATAGAGCTCAACAGCTCTTTTAAATTCTGCGTGTGCTATTTCTATCTTGTTAATCTTAATCATTCCTCTATGTTCTTTTCTAGTGTATCCGCCCAATTTTCTATATCTTCCAGAGTTGTTTCTTCTGTTAATTGCATTTCGATTTCTTCTCCGTTACACGGGTTAGTCCATAGTGCGTATACCTCTGATTTTTCTAGTTCGCATTGAATCGGAAGGTACAGAGTAAAATTATAGTTCTCTAGCCACAGATAAGTATACCCGGAACAAGGATTAACTGCTAGTTCTCCATAACACGAGGTATTCATCCCTAGTTCATTCTCAGCTAGATTAAGCAAGTATATTGCTTTTTGTCTTTCCCAGTCTGTCATTTTTTCAAGATTCACATTTTCCATATTTACCACCATTTTATTTTTATATTATTAAAACCATGAGATGAAACACTGACTTTAAAACCTTTGTTTTCAAGTTCTTGTTTGAGATGTTCAGGCTTTAAATAATCTTCATCATTTTTAATTGCGAATGTTTTATATTGCATATTATCACCTTAGATTAGTATTTTTATAATTTCTTCATAATTTAAAATAAATTCTTCTTCCCCACAATGAGAGCACTTTATTTTTGTGCTATCACTATAAGTTTCTTTTGAAATAGAAAAGTTTACTCCTTTACAGCTCTTACATGTTTTTGTTATCATATTATCACCTTTACGAAAGCGCCTTTAATACGCCTTTAATTATGATAGTTAAGTAAGTATATAAATATTCTGAAAGTATCTTTCATAAGATTTATATATAAGTTATTATCTCCCTTTCTGATTTTTATTTCTTTCATTTTATTAGTGTTTTGTTACTGTATAGTAAATACATTATTATAGTATTACTGAATAAACGAATAAGTAACTTAGTACTTATTAATTGAGAAATAAAAAAGAATCTCAATCTCTCATCTAACCCTGTTTATTTACTTTCGAAATAACCACAGGATGTCTTGTCTAAATCTGTATGCCCTAATCTGATATTATTTTTTATGCACTCATAAGATAAAAAAGAAATACCTTTTATTTTTTTACAGTTTTTACACCCGTTACAATGTTCCATATTATCACCATTTATTTTTATATTAAAAAATTAGTATCTAAAGAAATAAAATAAAATTGTTTCATCATTAGGATTGAATTGGTTATTTATCAACTGTGGATTTATTCTCATGTTATCACCTTATTTTTATTTACTGATATAATATCATAAGACGTACTTATATATAAACTTATTGCAGTACTAATTAGTAGTACTATATGTTAGTATTATTATAGTAATAAATTAGTACTAATTATAATAATTTTGTGGATATATATATTTTATTAACATATAATTATAACATCATTAATATATTAATATATTAATATATTATATTATATTATATATGCTTACTATATGTACATATATGTAGACATACGTTATTATATTATTATATGCTATTATACTATAATAATATTAAATATGTTATACGATGTTAATATGTTATACGATGTTATATACATCATACATACATAACATATATTAACATACATTACATATAATAGCGTATACTCATCATATATTAGCATATACTAGCATATATTAACATATATTAGATATTATACAATACTTAAGGTCATAGTGCCTAAACATAGTGCCTAACTAAGTTCGAGAAATTCCACAGGATAGGATATATGGTAGAGTATGTGAGGTAGTACACTTTAAATTTATACCTATTATCATCTTTTGACTATATCTAGCATTTTGGGTTATATTAATGACAAAGCGAAAGATTTATATACTAGTAATGCTTTAGTACTAATATGGCGATAATCAAAAAGACTAAATCAGGTAAAGCCTTGATGTTCGTAGATGACCTGGGTAATGCTTACATAACTAGCACCACTATGATGTCAGCCATCCTAGGGGGTTATCAGAAAGGAGACTTCACAGTACTGACTAGGTTACCTATGCCGATATCAGTAGATAGATTCCCTAAGTCTCCAGTATATCTCTCACCAGACGCACCATTACAAGGTGATACACTTAGTACTACTAATGATGCATTAAGCCAAAAACAAACAAAGAAGAATCAAGAGAACTTCTCTAAGTTCGATGAGGTACAGATATGATTGAAACAAAAGAAGAGATAAAGAAAGTAAAGGTTAGTATTCATAAGTGTGATGGTTGTGGAAAGGAATTAGACTTACCTAGGATAATCTTAGATACCACCCACACAGATGGTTGGGATACTTATGGTATGCTTACTGAATATTGCAGTTTAGATTGTCTTAAAAACGCTGAGTACTTAGGTTTAGGTGGGGATGATGATATAATTACTTTAGAAATGAACATGTCTGTTAAAGATTTTAAAATTATGTATATGGTACAAAATGGATAAAGAACTAGAAGAATATATGCTTACGGTAACAGATGAAGAGATAGAGGAGATGTTCGAGATACTTAAATTCGGGCATAAGAGGGAAGAATGATAATATTATTCAACGCAGAGACATATTTAATTTATAACAACAAGAAATATAAAGTAACTTACGAGTACGAATAAGATGGAAATAATAAAATTAGAAAAATACTTTGATAAAAAAAGAAAGATATTATGCAAATGTTGGAATCCTGATGGCACCCCTAGTATGTATCAGTGTGGAAGTGATTGGGGATGAATATAATAAATGTAAACGAAGAATTTATATCCTTGATGTCTATGTACAGACAATCAGATAAAAGTAAATCATTCTTACAAGACTGCAGTGATAACCCAGTAATTTTCGCAGAGAAGATGCTCGGTATAACATTGTACTCTTGGCAAGTATATGTCATAAATAGAGTAGTCAAAGCTATTAATAACAGACAATCAGTCAAGATGATGTCTTCAGAGGATAGACTTAAGGTCCAGATAGATGACAAGGAGTTCATCATAATGACTTCTAGGCAGATTGGCAAATCAACTCTGATAGCAGTCCTTTCTTTATGGGCTTGTGTCTTTAATAAATACCCAGGGACATTGATGAATAACACTTCTATATTGATTACCTCAGCCTCTGATGTACAAGCTAAAAAACTCCTTTATGAGATGAAGAAGATGATACGAGCTGGGGATATCCACATGGCTACAGCTTATATAGAAAATGATAAGCCTAAATTCGGAAAGAACTTCTTCTCGGTCCTTCTGGATGATAATGAGCCTAATAATACAACTATGATTACCTTTAAGGCTTATAAACCAGAATACGGACAGTATATCCTTAAGGATGCTAAGTCAGGCTGTATCATTAAGTCATACCCACCTACTCAATCAGTCCTAGGAGAAACAGCGAGTATAATCTTTATAGACGAGGCAGGTAAGACTGATAAGATAGACGATATGTTCTTTTATGACTATATTTACCCCACAGGTAATAGTACTAACGCTATACGTCTTTATGCTAGTACTCCTTGGGTACCTAATGGTTTCTTTTATAGAATGGTGGACCCGGATAATCTATATGGAGACAGCCCTGCGGAAGTCTTTGTCTTTACTATTGATGCAATCAAGATAGAGAACCAAGTTTATTACGAGACAGTAATGAAAACTATCACGCAGATGAACAAAGATGGCAAGACGGATGAGGTCCAGAGAGCTTATTATTGCAGATTCGTAAAGGGTGAGAGGAGTTACTTTACACCAGAGAGCATCTTCGGTATGTTCACTAACGAGTCTAAGTTAGAGAGTTACTCAGGTATGTGCGACCTAGGTCTTGACTTTGGTGGTAAAACAACCTCTAAGACTGTTATTACTATCTCAAGAATAGACGAGAATAACGTAATACATCGTCTTTACGACAAAGTATACGAAGTTCAGAAGGACGATAGTATTATAGAGGATATACAAGAACTAAAGACTCGGTTTAATATTCAAAGGATAATACCGGATGATTGTCCTCAGGGTGATTATTTAATAAGAGATATGATGCTAAAGGGCTGGAATGTAACTCCTATGAATTTCAGGACAGATAAAGTAAAGAAATACGGAGCCTTTAGGGGTCAACTCAAGAAGGGTAATATAAAATCTTATGAGGATGATAATTTAAAGACAGAGATGCTAGCTATGGAGTTCAGCGAGGGCAGCAAGCAATCCTTGATACAGCATGCTCCTGGTTATACAGATGATATAATTGATTCCTTTGTTATGAGTACTTATCATTTCTTACAAGATGAGGGGGGTTTAGAGTTTTTCACTTGGGATTAAGAGACAAAATGAAATATATGATTAGAAAGAGACCGTTCTTAATTAAGAGCGAAATAGAGAGAGATTATTATCACGATACAAAAGGTGGAGTAAAGATGGTTTGGTACCCTAACGACGATGCTAAGATTACGCTTGATGAAGAATAATAACTGGCTTGATAAGAACGGTTATTCAGTACAGGAACAAGAAGAGATATACAGATTCCAATTAGAGGATATCCTAAAGAATACTAGGTGGTACTTGGATTCTTTGGACCACTTGGTAACCTATAGGCTATCTTATGTTTGCTATACAAGAAAGAGAAAAGGAAGAGTATATAAATAAAGTGTCCCCAATATAAGAAGCATCCATGGAAACTAAAAAAATTAAACGCTCGGACTCAAAAGATGCCTTGCAGTTCTTTACTGCTAATAAAAATTGGGCTACAGTCTATCCAGACTTCAGTTTTGAGAACTGCTTAGTATTCTTTAATTCGGACCCTGTAGCAAGGGGTGCAGTCAACCACTTCGTCGACAAAGTGATGGAAGGCACATACACAGTAGTAAGAGAGTCAGATTACTCTTATGATAGAGAGTTCAACCTACTTCTAAATAGAAAGTACAGATTCAGAACAGAAATACTAAGGAAAACAGCCTTGCTTGGTAAACTCTTCAATAACGTGTTTATTGAGATTGTGCGTGACACAGATAATAAAACCAAGTCATTAAATGTATTGAATACTCTGAATATAATGCCTATAACGCAGTCCAATGGTGACCCTATTTCTTTTCAATCCAAGATACCAAATCCAGAGAGTACTAATACTCAGAAAGTTTACGCTAAGTGGGATAAATCAGAAATAACTTGGATTAAATTCGGTGATAGGACTGAAGGTATGGCTCCTGTTGATATGAGAGCCCTGTACAATAATCTTTTGCTAAAGGACTACGTACTAAGATACGTAGGATGGCTTTGGCAGACTGGTCAGTACAGAGTCCTGTATAACTTCGAAGGTGCTGATAAGCAATCCATAGATGACTTCAGGGCTTATGTACGTAAATCAGAAGAGGACTTTAAAGCACCTTATTTGTTAAAAGGCACAGCTACTATAACTAAGCTAAGGGAGATGAATGAAACAGAATCATTCATGCAGTTAATAAAGTACATAGATGGACAGACGTTGACCTTGCTTGGTGTCTCACCTATTGATGTAGGAATACCAGATGCTTCAGGACGAGCAAACTCAGGAGCTCAGACGGACTCTAGTGCTACTAATATCCTTGCATTTAAGCAGATTATAGAGGATAGCATTAATTTTGATTTGTTCCCAAAGATGAATAAATCGAATAATCTATTAATCTTTAGTGGCGTTGATAGATACGAAGAAAGACAAATACTAGAGAACGTACAAATAATGAAATCCGCAGGGTTCACTAATGAAGCTTGCAAAGAGTATCTCCAGGATAAAGGAATATTTTTTGGCGCAGAAGAAATCTTTGAAGAAGTGGAATCAGCGGAATCTCCTGTCATGAATAATCCTAGAGACAAGGATAACATGCCTTCTAGGGTAGGAAAAGCTACTGGTGAAGGTAATACCTTACAAGAAGAAAGTACTACTAGAGAGGAGCAGTTAGAATAATGCCATACACTGTTGATTCAGAGAATCTACCTAGTTATGTTAAAGGTAGACCAAGAGAGATAATCCAGAGATGGGTAGAGATATTTAATTCTATCTATACAGATAATGGTGAAGAGTTAGCTTTTGTTGTCGCTAATAAGTGGCTTAAAAGATACTACGAAACTCATAAATACGTCAAGAGATGTATTATTCAAATGGATGTTGACTCCTCTCAGAAATTTATATCCCGCAGTGACGACGGAGAGGAATACATAACTTTAGTCCTTGGTAGTACTGAACCTCATAAAGATGGTCTTGTGTATTCAGAGGAACTTCTTAAGAAATGGGAAGGGGACATTAACCAAGGTAAACTTAGTATAGGTGGTGATATCGACCACGAACTTTATGATAAGTTACTTGATAGTGGTTTATCAGACGACACTATTAGAAAAGAACTAAAATCAAAACCAAGTATAGCAAAAGCTTTTAAGGCTATATATGAGAATGGTAAATTATTTTTGAGAGCATTGATTGATAAGAGATACAGAAAGATTATAACTGAATCAAAAGGCGTGAGTGCAGAGGCATTTGTAAAGATGAATAATAATAAAGCAATTGACGGAGAACTATTAGGATTCTCCTTTAATGTCAACACCACTCCTGCTGATAACTTCGCAGGGGTGCTAGCATGAATTTTCCTAAGATACTAATATTCACTCCAATTTATGATGGTAAAGATTACTCAATCAATACCTTTGTAAAACACTTAAAAGAACTTAAGTACCCAAAGGACAGATATAGACATATTTTTGTAGATAACTCAAAAGATGAAACTTATGTATCATCATTAAGAAAGAGATTTCCTGAGTTTGACTTTCATTATGTAGGACGTGGGAATAACACTAGAGAAGCATTAGCCAGGGCACAGAATTACGCTAGAAAGATAATGTTAGATGGTGATTACTCGTACTTGATGAGTATTGAATCAGATATTTACTTCCCACCAGATACAATTTATAGATTACTAAAGCATGGTAAGACTGTTATATCAGCTTATTATGATATTGGTGATAGAAGTAAAGGAATCAGACATCCTGTATTTACAGTACCTGACTTTAGTAAGGAACTAAACGCTTACGGAACAAGGTTACTTACTATACAAGAAGTACCACAGTACAGAAATAATGGGTTAAAGAAGGTCCAAGCAGCAGGAATGGGTTGTTGCTTGATGCATAGAGATGCAGTTAAACTTCATGCGTTTTATTATGACCCAAGGTTTAATGCACATAGTGATGTTTATTTTTTTAATAAAATGTTTGAACACCAGATAGAAGTTTTCGCCGATACAGATTTATACTGTGAACACATGAACTCTGACTGGAAAAAAGTTCAAGATAGATGAGGAATAGAAATGGGACAGAACGAAATAGCAAATCCAAACGTAGACTCCAATATAGGACTACAGGATGAATTAGGAATGGAAGCACTTGTACAGGCTAAAGAACAGCTTAAAAAGGAACTAAAAATATTTAGTGACAATAAATCTGATTTGGAGAAAGGAAAAATTAACTTCTCTAAACAGTGGGAAGTTGATAAAAGACTTTATGCACTGCAACTAGAAGGAGATAATATTAAACCTCTTGACCCTAAGACTAAGCTAGAAGCTATGGATGAATACTTCGAACTAGTCAAAGAAAAAATCAGAGCTAAACAAAGACAAGACGAGTTTAATTTCAATCAGCAGATGGAAGCATTTGATAAACAGATTGCAGTAATGCAAGAACAGATTGATTCAGCTGAGAAGAAGCTAAAGGAGATGGAATAAATGGCAGACGGACTATCACCAGAGGATATAGCCCAGATGCAGAAAGACATCGACGAGGCTAAATCCAAAATCGTATCAAAAGATACAGAAGCTATAATTCAAAAAGCTAAAGAAGAGGCTATGAGGGAAATAGAGGCAAAACAAAAACTCGAGGCAGAAAGAAAAGCTCAAGAGGAAAAAGATAAGCTAATACAGGAGCTACAAGCTAAAATTGCTAACCAAGAGAAAGAAGCATCAACAAAGTTCGAGATGCTACAGAAGAGACTTGATGAAATGGCAACTAGCAAAGCTGTGGTAACACCTCAGGACCCATTTGCTTCAGAAACTAAATCAGCAATTAATATTGATAAGTGGTCTGACGAAGAACTACGAAGAGTCGAAGAGGAATCAGCTCGAAAGTTCTTTGGCGATGACTTTGAGAGACAATAAAGATAAAATATCGAGGAACAACAATGGACAAAAAGGAATTTTTGAAAAGAGCAGTTGGTACTCTTGATGCATCTGGATTCTTCCAGACTAGCACAGGCGGAGCAGCTGTTAACCCTAATATATGGGACTACAATCTAAAGAAATTTATAGAGCAATCTATAGTCGTAACACCACTAGCAGAGCAGATAGACTTCAGGTCACCAGGAGTAGATTTTAAAGTAACCATCGACCTAGCACCAAGTATCGCAACTGCACAGACTGACACTTCTGAAGTCTCAGTATCAGCTTTCTCAACTAGAAATCTGACTATGACTCCAGCAGAGTACGGCGCAAGATACCAGATAACTAAAGGCGAAGCTGTCAGAGCATTTTTCAATGTTGCTGAAAAAATGGTTTCTAAACTTGGTTACTCAATGGCACTAAAGAAGGAATCACTAGCAATCTCAACTTTGACTGCAAGTACTAACAACGTCATCGTTAACTCTAAGACTGCTGTTACTGCAATCGCAAGTACTGATACTTTCAATATGGCTCTTCTAGCAAAAGGAATCCAGTCAATGAAGTTGAAATACTACAAACCAAAGTATCTAGTCATTAACCCAGTAATGGAAAATGCGCTATTGAATACTGCTAATTTGTATAAAGCAAACGAATTTGGCTCAAGAGACGTAATTGCAAATGGATATGTCACGACTCTTTACGGAGTACAGGTATTCGTTTCTGATGTCTTGAGTACTGGAACTTCAGCAAAAGCAATCCTTCTTGGAGAAACTAAAACTGGAGAGAAAGCATTCGGATATGCAGTTAAGAGAGACCCAGCAATCGAGAGACAGTATTTCGCAGCTACTAGGCTATGGGATATTGTTGGAACTGAGGAATACGGATTCTCACTCTTCCACGAAGACGCAGTCTTTACTTTGCAGTGCTACGCTGCTTAATTTCTTTTATTAATTTTTTTCTTTTTATTTGATAATTAAAGGTAAAGATGCAGAATATAGAAGATATGGAATTTGGAAAGTTCGAGGAATCTAACTCTAATATACAATGTACTGTTAGGACTCGAAGCAAAATTTATGATTCAGTAACAGGTTCCGATATCTCTATTGACTACCCTCATCATGAAGTTCACAAAGGCAATACTTTTAGAGTTTGTAGGCTATCTAATATTGCTAATCTCTCTTATTTTGATTATATAATAACAACTACTTCTATGGAGTTACATTTAACAGGTGCATTAGTATGTGAAGGAAAATCATACATGGCACTTTATGAAGGTTGTACTTATTCAGGTGGAACAGAAATAATACCAGTTAATATGAGACGCTCATCTGATAATATCTCAACTGCAGCAGTAGTGTTGAACCCTAGTACTGTTAGCACCACTAACGCTTCTATATTATGTATTAATCTTGTACCAGGTGGTCTCGGACCACAATCAGTAGGTTCAGAAATACGTGCTGATACTGAATGGAATCTTAAACAGAATACTACTTATTTAGTAAGGATACAGAATGTTTCTGGTCAATCAAAGGATATTAATTTCAATATCCAGTGGTACGAAGAATGATTCATAAATGTAACAAAGAAGGAGAGATTGCTACTATGGCAGAGAAGATAAATAACATAGAGAAAAAAGTAGATAGTATAGACTCAAAATTAGACAAGTTTATTAATTCAGCTGATAATAAATATGCAACAAAATCAGAGTTACAAGCAATCAGAGATTCACGTTCAGAAACAAAAGAATGGGTACAATGGATACCCACAGCTATTACTGCGGTTATAGCAATCATATTATTCATGAGGGGATTATAATGAGTTATTACAGTACACCGGAACTAGTGCAATCAGAAATTAGAGCAGCTAGTTTATTCAGTTCTACTACATTACCTAGTCTTAGTACTGTTACTAATTGGATTGAGGAAGAGAGCACTTATATAGACTCAGAGATGAGCACCACTATTAATGGGAGTACCTCAGCCACAGCGTACATAGACTATGATTCACAGAGTGATATCTTACTTAGGAATACACCAGTTATATCTATTACATCACTTGAATATGCACAATCAGAACCAGGGTATAGTAACTACCCTAATTACAAAACTTTAACAGAGAATACTTATTATGTTTTATACCCAGAGGAAGGAAGAATAGCTTTAATATTTAATAATTTCTCCCCAGCAGTAGGTAAAAAGAGATTCAGAGTAATATACACAGCAGGAAGTTCTACTGTGTCTCCGTTGATTAGAAAATTATGCACTAAACTAGTAGCAGAGAGGGTCTTATCTTCATTAATATTCAGTAATGTAAATGAAGGAAATGATGGTGGAAGTATATCAGTCGGCTCTATCTCAATAATAGAACCAGCAAGTTATGGTGTAGCTTCGTATAAACAACTTAAGACTGATATAGACAAACTATGGGATTCTGTAACTAACGGATTTGGAGTGTACAGATACTATGGTTAGGTGTTTCTAATGGGTATAAGAAAAGAATTAGAAGATATAAAGAATAAACCTTGGCATAAAGAAAGTGAGTTTATTAATCCTAAAAGAGTTGAAAGACGAAAACTATTACTTGAATCTAGAAGAGATAATCTAAGAGATATAAAAAGAAGATTAGTAGCAATGAAGGGTGGAAAATGCCAACTATGCGGGAAAGAGTACCCAACAGTATGCTATGATTTTCACCATAGAGATAGAAGTTTAAAAATTGAAGGTCTAACAGTCTTAATGCAGAAATACCAAAGTGCAAAAGACTTTAATAAGATAGTACAAGAAGCAGATAAATGTGATTTACTATGCTCAAATTGTCATAGAATCACACATTTTGGAGAATACTAATGGTCAACACAGATGATATAAAAAGAAAATTAGAAAGTAAATTGTTCTCCAAGATAGGTTTAAACGTAGTGTTTATAAGTAAAACGTCCCCAACTTATGATACACGAGGAGAGATAGTAGCTTATGGTACTGATTCAACCTCTAGTACCTTAATAGTACCTTATAATATCATTTCAAAAGAGCAATCTTATGAAGCATTTGGAGCCCAGCAAAATGGGGATATGGACGCAGCAGTAAGATATGACTTGACTCTAAAAATAGATGATATCTTTGTTATTGAATCTGAGAGATTCTTAATAAAGAATATCCAGTATAATTATTTACCTGATAACGTTGTTACGATTGTCAGATTGACTAAAGAACAAGCATAGGCTTTTCTTGCATAGGCACCCTTACATGTATTACATGCATTACATGCATTATAATATATAAACCTTACGACTATGGCTATAAATAATAGCACTATATCATCAGATATTTGGAATACCTTAAGAAGTATCATAGTAGCTTCAGCTCCAATAGTAACTAATCCACAGACAGGAGCTACAACTTTAGCTAGCATTAGAGCTAGTTATAACGACCAAGAATCAAGTAGACCACAGATTATAATACAGCCTATAGGCTATGATGAATCAGAGTTTAAATTTGGCTCAGCTTTTGGAAGGAAGTTCATTAATGCTACTATAGAATGTTATCATAGTCACTCTTATGGTATAGACCAACTATCAGACGCAGTAGCATTTGCAATACAGAGCACTAGTATTGATGGTATGGAATTAGTCGGATTGACTACTGATTATGCTTTTAATACATCAAGTGACCAGAAGCTTCATCTAAAGACTGTTACATTCTCTTTTGATAGGGAGTAAGAATGAGATACATAGTAACTGGTATTGATTTTACTGGTTTTAGAAGAAAACAGAAAATAATAGAACAAAAGATGAAACAGCAAGGTGCTAATACTATCCAGGAGTTATGCAAACTAGGTAAAGCACATGCTAAATCAATAGCACCATATTTTAGTGGTACTCTTGTAGGAGCAATATCATTTAGAAC